TACTACAATTACCAATACAACCCCAACCAATAGTACTAACTCCGGTGCCCTACAAGTTTACGGCGGTGTTGGTATTCAAGGTGGTATGTTTGTTGCTGGTATTATCACAGCTACTTCTATTGCCACTACAGGCACCGGCGGCGGCATAATCGGTGGGGTAGCACAATTAACCGCAACAAATGTTTTAATAACAGGTACTAACATATCTGCAAGTACACAAACTGGTGCTCTACAAGTAGTTGGCGGGGTTGGTATAGGCGGTAACTTAAATGTTGGCGGAACTATAACAGCTACATCTATTTCTCTTACATTAGGAAATATAAACGTAACTGGTACAATTACTGCAACATCGTTTGTTTCTTTAGGCGGAAGCATCACTGGTGTAGGAACGCTCAGTGCTGGTACAGCAACAATAACATATCTAACAGCAACTACAGCTACTATTAACTCAACTCTGGTATCAACTTCAACATTTACAGGAGCCTTAGTTGTTAAAGGCGGTGTTGGTATTCAAGGTTGCTTAAATGTTGGCGGCAATGTTGTTATCAATGGCGGACTTACAGCAACTTATATCACTGCTACAACGTTTTTTGGAAATATTGTAGGATCCTTTGTAGGACTATCCAGTGCAATCAGTGCTACTAATATATTGGTACCGGGTGTTGCTGGTACAACATCAACACAAACTGGTGCACTACAAGTAGCTGGCGGTATTGGTGTCGGCGGCGGCATGTTTGTTGGTGGCATTTTAACAGCCAGTAACTCAATTGTTGTTACATCTAACACATCTGCAACTTCGACTTCAACAGCATCTTTGAGAGTTATCGGCGGCGTTGCTATTGCTTCGAACTTAATTGTCGGTAGTGTAACCAGCGCTTCTTCAACAAATACCGGTGCTCTAGCAGTAGCAGGCGGTGTCGGTGTTGGACAAAATATGTATGTCGGTGGACAGGTATATGTTGCAAACACTACGCAATCTACTTCAACTACTACCGGTGCGTTAGTTGTCCAGGGCGGCGCATCTATTAATGGAAATTTATGGTTCTACGGTAACCTATACCAAAACGGAATACTATTCAGCACAGCGATTACAGGAACAACTGCTACATTTGTTGTTTCAAATATAACCACTGCTACCAATAGTACTACAGGTGCCTTGGTGGTTAGCGGTGGTGTTGCAATTGGCAATAATCTGTATGTTAACAATCAAATAACATCCAATGTTATTACTATTCCTAGCTATAGTCTAGCTGGAACACTAGCAGGCGGTAGTATAGCTTTTAACGGAACTACAAGTTCGTTATACTACTCGCAGTTTAGTCCGTCGTTGGCTACTGGAACAACACCATTTACTGCTGAAGCCTGGGTGTATTTTAATGCATTTACTGGGTCAGCTATAGCGGCCAGTGCCTGGAGTGGCAGCGGTAATATATCCTTTGTGTTAGGAATAGGCACAGGCGGTTCACAATCTGCTGGATCTACTCCTTGGTTCGGATTTTATAACGGCACTGCTTGGACCGTTGTAGTACAATCGGCAACAAGTTTATCAGCAAATCAATGGTACCATTTGGCCTTTGTTTATACAGGCGCTCAAGCAACTATCTATGCCAACGGAGTTTCGATTGGATCGACTGCCTTTTCATCTTGGCAATCAGGTGCTGTTGGTACTGCAGGATTCTATGTAGGTCGTCGTTGGGACACATCGGCCAGTCCCTATCTTAACGGCTACATAACAAACTTTAGATTTGTCAACGGAACTGCTGTTTATACCAGCAATTTTACACCTTCTGTAAATCCGTTATCGACTATAACAAACACATCTCTACTATTAAATGTATACAGTCCTTCTAGTTTTTATATCGACTCGAGCACATCTAATAATGCTGCTAGCAATACCGGCAGTGTAGGGTTTAGCTCTCTTACTCCTGTATTTTATCCGGGTATTGCACAAAGTTATGGAACTAACTCTGGTGCTTTACAGGTTGTTGGTGGTATTGGTGTTGGCGGCAATGTGTTTATTGGCAGTACTGCTAGCTCAACCAGTACCAATACTGGTGCATTAATTGTCGCCGGTGGTATTGGTGTAGGTGGTACAGTAGTTGCTAATAATTTAGTAGTCTACGGTACAGCAACTTCGACATCGACAACTACAGGCGCACTGATAGTCAACGGCGGTGTAGGCATTGGCGGCAATCTATTTGTTGCCAGCACTGCTGCAAGTACTTCGACTACTACTGGTGCTGTTGTAATTGCCGGCGGCCTAGGAGTTGGCGGTGCAATTTATGCTAGTACAGTTACTACTTTAGGTGTTGGTGCTGGTACAATCAGTGGCGTTGGATTAATTAGCACTGTAAACTTAGCAGTTGGCGGCAGTGTTACATCTATTCTAACTGTTACAAACACCGCATCTTCAATATCAACTACAACAGGTGCGTTGGTTGTCGCTGGCGGTTTAGGAGTTGGTGGTACAATTTCTGCTGCTAGTATCAATACAGTAGGTACCGGGGCTGGCACAATTACAGGTGTTGCTTTACTAAGTGCTACAAACATTATAGTAAATAGCTTCCCCTCGGGATTCTCAGTCAGTGGTCCAATTACTGCAACTACTTTTATATCAGCTGGCGGTGGTGGATCTATTAGCGGTGTTACACAATTTAATGTGGTCAACATCAATGCTACCGGTACTATTACTGCTACCTCTGTTGCTGTACTAGGTGTTAGCTGCGGTTCAGGTGCTCTGTATGCGGGTGTAAGTAACTACACTCCATTTGCACAAACTATGGGGCAGTTTACTGGTAACCTAAACGGTTATATGGAAGTTAATGTACAAAATATTAACTCTGGTTCCAAAAATAGTACAGACATCGTAGCCAGCGCCGATAATGTGGGCACCAACAATGGCTTCGTTGATATGGGTATTACTGGTAGTGCCTGGGACGGTAGCCAGACATACAGCCTAGGTACTACATTAAAACCAAACGACGGTTATGTACTAGTTGGTCCAAATGCACTTGCCAATACAGGTAATTTAGTGTTTGGTACAACCACTACAGGCACTAACATTAAGTTTGTAGTTGCTGCAACCAATGCTCAAAGTACATTAACACAGGTCACTACTGCTTCAGTGGCATTGGTTGTAAATGCAGTGAATACTCCTGCTACTTCTACTGCAACTGGAACTCTAGTAGTGTATGGCAGTGCAGGTATTAGTGGTTCAGTAGTTGTTGGAGGATTGCAGGCCGCTGGCTCAACTGCAACTACCATAGCTAGTGCTGCTACAATTGCACCTACTGCATCAATTACATTTGTATCGGGCACTACGCAGATTACTAATATTACAGCACCTAGTCCTATATCTGTAACAGGTGGTCAAATTACTCTAATACCCACAGGATTATGGTCTACAGCGGCCACTGGTAATATAGCACTAGCATCAACTGCTGTGGTCAATAGAGCATTAATTATGACCTACGATGCGTTTACTGGAAAATGGTACCCTAGTTATTAAAATATTAATAGGTTAATCTATGGCTATTCAAATTTCTGGCGGTGTTTCATTTACTGGTGCAGTTCAAATACAAAGCTATTTGCCACCAACCCAGCCCCCTACTAATATTACAGTTACACAACGTACTACTAGTTCTGTAAATATCAGTTATACAGTAGCCCCTGCTCCTGCTTGTGCACCTATAACTGCAGTCACTGCTTATAGTATTCCTCCTAGCATAGTAGCCTCAGTTTCAACAGCAGGTTCTGGTACAATTACAGTCAGTGGACTAATTACTGGTACTAACTATAGTTGGTATCTTACTGCCTGTAATAGGGGTGGCGCTAGTCCGTATAGTACAGTTAGCAATATTATACTATTAAATTATTGCGGCGGCACTACATCTTCTAGTACACAATATAGTACTCCCTGTGCTCCTGCAATAATTTTAACCAGTGCAAGCAATACAATACTGGTAAACTATAGTACTAGTACAAATAACGGAGGTACTCCTGTAGTATCTTATACTGCTAAATTAATTTCAAAAAATTACGGTCCAATTTATACCCAGAGTAAAAATACATCTGGTACAGGTACTTTTGTTTTTTCTAATATTTGTGCTTATCAAAATTACGGAGTAAACATTTACTCGCAAAATCTTGCTGGGTTTAGTCCAACGACCTCTTTGACATATGCTCCTGCAAATATACCGTGTGCACCTATTAATATTAGTGCTGCACCTATAATAGGCAGTACTCAAGCTACTGTATACTATACCGCTCCTGTAAACAACGGTGGGGCCACTATAATATCTTATACTGCTATAAGTACTCCTGGCAATTCATCAGCCACTGTTTATACCTCTGCCTCTGGAAGTATAACGGTGTCGTGCATAATACCAAATAATACATATACATTTGTTGTTTATGCAACAAATTATGTAGGTAAAGGACCTCTGTCTACAACTAGCAACTCTATTGTTGGCGTCAATCCGATTGGTAGTATTGTATATTGCACACCAGGATGTTATAGCTGGGTTGCACCTGTTGGAGTTACTTCAGTTAGTGTAGTAACAGTCGGTGGTGGTGGTGGTGGTGCAGTACCCAGTGTCACTGGTACATGTAGGATATACAATCCACCGGGTTCTGGAGGTAGTAGTTGGTTTGGATCAACTGGTCTAGTAAGAGCTACTGGTGGTGGCGCTGGGAGCGTTGGCGGGTACGGTGGCGGTGGTGGCCGAGCAGCAGGCACTGGTGGCGGTAGCGGCGGTAACGGCAGCGGTCCTTATGGCGGTGGCGGTGGTGCTGCGGGTTATTCTGGCAATGGTGGCACTTCGCTGACCTTCACAATTGGTGGTAGTGTTGCCGGAACCGGAGGCGGCGGTGGCAGTGGATGTAATAAAAGTACAGGTCCCTGCGGTGGCTATCTCTGGGCCTGGGGTGGCGGCGGCGGGGGTGTAGGATTATATGGTCAAGGTCCCAACGGTAGTGTTGGTGGAGGCGGCGGATCCTGCGGTGGTGGCGGCTATGGCGGTGTATATAGTGGCGGTGGAGGCGGTGGTTACGGTGGTGGTGGTGGCTCTGGTCAGTATAGTGCTGCTCCCGGTGGTACTTACGGGGGCGGCGGCGGAGGTGGCTTGGCATATATTAATAATTATCCAGTTACACCAGGTCAAAGTTATCCCTTAAGTGTGGGCTACGGCGGTGGCGGCGGATCCTGGCTTGGCCCTCGTGGATGGGTTTATTCCGGTGGCGGAGGTCCCGGCGGAGTTCGTATTATGTGGCCCGGAAATGCCCGATCATTTCCGAGCACTTGTGCAAAAGCTCCTTGATGTCTCAATGTATTTTAATAAATATTAAACTACCCCAACTTCAGAATAAGTATAAATAACTTGATAAAATACATTACTTACCGTGTACAAAAGGAATGAATAAACTATGATTATCTCAGGCGGAGCAACGATAACCGGTTCGGTTACGATTAATACAAACTATGTGCCCAATGCCCCAACAATTGGTATCGCAATACCCCTTAGTTCAGTAAGTGCATCGGTACAATTTACACAGTCTACTAGTACTGGCGGATTGGCCATTACTTCTTACACAGCGGTCAGTAGCCCGGGAAATATCTCAGCAACAGTAACTGCTCCTAGTACAAGTACTGGTACTATTATCATTGCTGGCTTATCTACAGGTACTGCTTATACTTTTAGCATTTTTGCTACCAATGCTGCCGGTAATGGACCAAATAGCCAACCTAGTAATCTTATTACAACTCTTCAGGCTAATAGTAGTACTACATATCCTTTCCCAGGAACATATTCCTGGATTGCTCCTCCTAATGTAAACGCAGTAAGTATTATTGCTATCGGAGCAGGTGGCGGTGGTGCTGGTACAAGTAGTTTTGGTAATCCAGGCGGTGCAAGTTATTTTATCGGCACTAGTACAATTTTTGCAGGCGGCGGTTGCGGTGGAACAAGTTCTACTCAGTCATTAAGTACAGGCACTGGTACTTCCGGTATGGTTTGGTATTCAGGCGGCCTCGGTGGTGGTGCTACTGGTACAACTGGTACAAGTTTAGCTGGTGGTGGCGGTGGTGCAGGCGGTTATAGTGCCACTGGTAGTTCTGGTACTACTAGCACACTAGTTACTTGTGCTGTTCCGGGCAGTGGTGCAGGCGGAGGTGGTGGTGCTAAATTAGGTATTCCTAGAACTGGTGCAGGTGGCGGTGGGGTTGGTATATACGGTCGTGGTTGTACTGGTCAGGCTGGTCCTAGCTTTAATACATACGGCCAGGGCGGTGCTGGTGGATCTCGTGGTGTCGCAGGGTGTAATGGAACAACATCGGGCGGTCAAGGCGGATTGTTTGGCGGCGGTGGTGGGTCAGCATCTAGCTTTGGCGGTGCTGGCGGGACATTGGCCTATCTTAACAACTATCCTGTTATTCCTGGCAACGGTTATACAGTTGTAGTTGGTGCTGGTGGTGCAGCAGGAACTGGCACTGTTGCTGGCGGACAAGGCGGCAGTGGTGTTGTTCGTATTGTATGGCCGGGACAGAGTCGTCTATTCCCAACGTCTTGCGTATCTGCATCGTGTATAGCTTGTACCCCTTTATTTGCGCCGTCAACTGCTACTGTGCTAGCAGTAACATTGACAAACTATAGTTCGGTTATTGTTACATATAGTACTGCTACTGCTGGGGTATTTTATACCGTCACATCTTACACAGCAGTGGTAACTCCGGGCGGTAATGCAGCTTCGGTAGTTGCTAATGCGTCTGCCAGTACTGGTACTATTGTTATTAATAATCTGCGTCCAAATACTACATACACAGTAACCGTGTATGCTAGCTCTTTTGGTGGTAATGGTCTTCCTAGTGCAGCCAGTATTCCATTTACCACAGTCAATGTGCCTAGTACTCCTGTTATCGGTGTTGCTACTGCTACAGGCGGTACTACTGCCATTGTAGGTTATACAGCAAGTACCAGCAGCGGCGGAGCTCCTATTACTGGGTATAACATAGGTAGTAATCCCGGCGGTGCTGTGGGTAGAATTAACACTTGCGGAAGTGGTATTATCAGCGTCACTGGCCTGAGTGCAAATACTGTCTATAACTTTTATGCGTATGCTACCAATGTAATGGGTAACAGCGCAATCAGTGCCAATAGCAATAACACATCAACCTGGACAGTTCCTTTTACTCCGACAATCTTTGTATCAACTGTGACCAATGCTATTTCGGCTACAGTCGTTGTTCGTCCTGGTGCATATAACGGTGGCGGCGGCCCCATTACCTATACAGTGCTGACCAATCCCGGTGCCGGTCAAGGTACATTAACCTATTGCGGTATTTGTGCAGTACCTATTACAGTCACAGGCCTAGCTGCTGCCAGTACATATAGTTTCTACGCTTATGCTACTAACTCTGTCGGCAATAGTGGTTTAAGTCCATTCCTAAGTACAGTTACTACATTCAGTACAGCAACTCCTCCTATCATCACAGTGGCCACTGCAACTGGTATTAGCTCTGCACTAGTTGGATATATTGCTAGTACAGCCACAGGCGGCCCAATAACATCATATAATGTTATTACAAGCCCATCGGGCGGATTTGGATACCTTAACACCTCAACTTCTGGTGTTATTTCGGTTAGTAATTTGATTCCAGGCACATCATATCAATTTGCAGTATATGCTACTAATCAATACGGTGCTAGCTCTACAAGTTCTTGGAGTAACAGTGTTACAACATTTGGTCGTCCATTAGCTCCGATTATCACTGCAGTGACTGCCACTGGTGCTACTACTGCACTAGTTGGTTATACAGCTCCGGCTAACAGCGGATCAGTTATAATATCATATACCGCTCTAAGTGTACCTGCTGGCGGCGTCGGAACTATCAACACTTGCGGTAGCGGTGTAATTACTGTAACAGGGTTGCCGTTGTTTAGCCCTTCATATCAATTCTATGTATATGCTACCAATGCTGCCGGTAATGGTAGTACCAGTAGTGTAAGTACTACTGTTAGTATGATTACTACAGCAACTCGTCCAGTAATTGTTTCAGCAGCTCCACTATCTGCTAACTCAGCCATAGTTACATTTAATGCTAGTACAGCAACTGGTTCTACTATTACACAATATACTGCTGTTGGATTACCTGTTATAGCAAATGCTGGTGCATTAATTGGAGCAGGATCTATAACACCTTGCAGTAATGCATCTCAGCAAAGTATCGTTGTTTCCGGCCTAACAGCCAACAGCACATATACATTCTACGTATATGCCAGTAACCTATATGGCAATAGTACAACTAGTACATTTAGTACACCGGTTCAAACATACGGTGGACCTGCAGCACCTATTATAGGTTCAGCAGTTGGCGGACCTGCAGGTACTGCAGTAGTAACATTTAGTCCCCCACCCAGAACAAACGGGTATCCAATTACTGGGTATACAGCAGTAACTAGCCCAGCAGGCGGTTACGGTGTTGCAAGTGGGTGTGCAGGTACTATAAACGTAGTAGGATTAACTCCAGGTGTTCCCTATAGCTTTGCTGTGTATGCTACAAACCAAGCAGGTGTTAGTACAACCAGTAACTATAGTAATACTGTTACATTATTTGGTGCACCGACTCCTCCGGTAGTAAGTGTAGCAACAGCTACTGGTGCAAGTACTGCGGTAGTTGGTTATTTTGCTAGCACAGCTTCTGGATTCACCATTACATCCTATACAGCAGTTAGTATACCGCCAGCAGGGGTAGGTACAGTTCTTACTTCAACTTCTGGGGTTATTACTGTTAACGGATTATATCCAAACAACATTTATTCTTTCTATGTTTATGCTACAAACATCTACGGTACAGGTACAAGTGTTGCAGTAAGCAATACTGTTACCACATTCGGTGTTCCTGGACGCCCAACTATTGCAGCAGTAACTGCCACATACGGTAATACTCAAGCACTGGTTGGATATATTGCTCCAATTAACAACAATGGATATCCAATAACTTCTTATACTGCATATAGCACCCCCGGCGGCGGCATTGGTACTATTAATACTTGCGGTAGTGGCGTTATTACCGTATCTGGACTACAACCAAACACTCCATATTCATTCTCTGTTTATGCAACAAATGCAGTTGGTAATAGTACAACTAGCTCTCCTAGTACTACAGTAACTACCTTTGGTGTTCCTAGTGCTCCGATTTTAACCATTGCAACAGCTACTGGTGCTAGTACTGCCAATGTAGGATATATTGCAAGTACTGCTACAGGATTTACCATATCTTACTATACTGCTCTTAGTATTCCAGCAGGTGGTGCAGGTATATTGGCAACAACTGGTTCCGGCGTGATTAGTGTTAGTGGTCTAAACCCTGATACTGCATATCGTTTCTATGTCTATGCTTCAAATGTGTACGGCAGCGGTACTACTAGCTCGTATAGTAATACAGTTACAACATTCGGTGTTCCTAACTCTCCAACAATTGGCGTGGCAGTTGCTAGTACATCGTCTACTACAGCATTTGTTTCGTATATTCCGCCAGGTGCTAATAACGGGTTTACTATTACTTCTTATACAGCATTGAGTAATCCCTCAGGCGGCTACGGTATTGTATACACCTGCGGACCATCGACAATTCCAGTTTCCGGTCTGCAGCCAAATGCCACATATACATTCTCAGTGTTTGCAACAAATGCGATTGGCAATAGTACAAGCAGCTCACAAAGTAATCAGGTACTTACATTTGGTACTCCTACCCAAGCTATCATTGGTATTGCTACTGCAACTGGTCCGACTACTGCTATTGTAGGTTATGCTGCTAGCACTGCTACTGGATTTTCAATCAGTGAATATGTAGCACTAAGTAATCCAGTAGGTGGCATCGGTACAGTCTTTACAAGTACAGGCGGTACCATTAATGTTAGTGGTCTAAACCCAGGTGTAAACTATAACTTTACCGTATATGCTATTAACGTCTTTGGTAATGGTTCAACTAGCTCATATAGTAATACTGTAACAACATATACAGTTCCATATGCTCCTGTAATTATTGCTGCAACTGCTACTGGTTATACCAGTGCTACTATTGTATATGCTGTAACCACAAATACCAACCCTAATTTTCCTGTACTAAGCTACTCAGCTATTAGTAACCCCGGTGGTTTAGTTGGTACCGTAAATACTAGTTCCGGTGGTACTATTGTTGTTACTGGCTTAAGCTCATCAACCAGCTATAGATTCCAAGTTTATGCTACAAATGCATTAGGAACTGGTACTACTACAACCTCAAGCAATACTATTACAACTTATGGTAGTATATTGTTTACTACTGCTTCGTCTTATAGCTGGGTTGTGCCATGGGGCGTTAGTTCAGTTAGCGTATTGGCTATTGGCGGTGGCGGCGGTGGTTCTGGTACAGCAATAGGCACAACTGGTTCTAATAGCTGGTTTATTACTGGTACCGTCCTACTAGCTCAAGGCGGTGGTGGCGGTGGTTGGGGTGCTTCTCCTTCTATCGGCGGCTTTGGCGGCACTGCTAGCGGTGCATATTGTGCAGGATACCCTGGTGGTGTTGGCGGTTATGGACAAGTTGGTTCAAACTTAGCCGGCGGCGGTGGTGGCGCAGGCGGTTATACTGCAGCAGGCGGCGCTGGCTCTACTGGTACTACTGGTACTTCTGTTGTTGCTGGTTCTAGTACAGGTTACGGCGGTGGCGGCGGTGGTGTTAGAACCACTAACTTCCCACGTGGCGGTGGTGGCGGTGGTGTTGGTATATATGGTACTAGCACATATAACTTCCTAGTTGCCGGCGGCGTAACAACTGCTTCTAATGGCGGCGGTGGTGCTGGTGGTGCTGGTGGCCAACAAGGTCTATGTGCTATTTGCGGTAATATCGGCTATGGTGGTATATACGGTGGCGGTGGCGGTGGTACATTTACTGCTACATTTGCCGGCGGTGCAGGTGGTGGTGGCGGTGCATTGGCCTATATCAATAACTGGGCCGTTATACAACAAAATACCTACTTCCTTAACGTCGGCAACGGTGGTGCTGGCGGAGGTACTGGTGTATTTGGAGGCGGCCCGGGCAGTACAGGTACAATACGTATTGTATGGCCGGGTAATGTACGACAATTCCCAGGAACTTGTGTAGGTTATCCATAAAAACAAAACCCGGACTAGTCCGGGTTTTTTATTGGGTTAAATTAATTCAAGAAGTAGTTCTAATTTAGCTCGAATAGCCTTGTTGTTAAAGCTGTTCTTAACACCTTGGTGCAAGGGTTTTGGCCACATGTCAAATCCGCACCAAGCATATCCCGAGTGTTCATCATTTAATGTGGGGATAAATTCACGATCAACGACCAGTACATAAGTATTGTATTGGAAGTTTTGGTCATTGCTGGTAAACAACTCTAGGGGAATTGTCTTCTTAATTGTGGGAGTCTTACCTACTTCTTCAGCAATTTCTCTATTTAGAGCATCGTAGGGTGTAGCATCCGAGGGTTCTTTCTTGCCGCCAACTAGGCCCCAAGTGCCTGCGGTCTTACCCTGTGTGCGTAGTAAAAATAAAAACCTGTGAGTATCTTTTGCGAGAAACAATCCGCCGCTGCAAATTATTTGATCATTATAAGATGAGACGCCAGCTAAATTTGTCATAGATTCCTTCATAACTCTTACTCCAACTAGCACCATCCCATTTGTATTGAATGCTAGTATATGAGTTAGTTATGTATGTAGTAGGTTGATCTACCGTAGAATCGAATATGATATTCCAGAAATTACCGTCCCACTCTATGATGTCATTGGCTACAGCAACGAATTGACTGCTATCACTATTCTGCCATGCAGGTGCTAGTGGTGGAATGTCTTCTAAAATTAGATACCTAGTACCGGCAATGGGAGACTTAGGATTGAATGTTTCAGGATTAATAATAGCATCTACATTACCTCGCCCTGAAGAATTAAAAGTACTGGTTAAGATTGTATTAGCCGGGATAGTATCTGCATCATAGGTTAATATCATTCGTTTTTCGTCGTAAGTATCGAGTGTAATATAAGCCACAACTTCATTACCATCAGCTTTAAGTAATCGTATTTGGCTCAATCCCGGGCGGAATTGACCCGGATATAGATCAATTAGTTTATACCACGACACAATATTACCAGGTAATTCGCCGTCATTGGCAGCAGAGGCTATTTCGTTGGTCAATAATCCGCCTACACCATCTAGCACTAGCAATTCAAAATCACCGGGAGTAACTACAACCTGCCCAACCATTTCTCCTAGGTTGCTGTACACAGTATCAGGGTCATTAAAATCGGTGGCAATAGTGCCCGGGGTATCTGCAAAGATGTTGGCAATGATTTTAGTAATAATGCCCATCTTTTTAACCTTGGCAGGAGGTGTGATCCAAATAGGTGTTTCAAAGGTCAGTGTTAGAATATCAATATTCTGTTCTGTACCCTGCGGAATTTGTCTACTGGTCCACAATGTGTTGGTTAGTGTTAGCACAGTTAAACTGGTCCAATCTATGTAATTGTCTGTGGTTTGTAATTCTAATGCAGGTCTAAACAGATAGGCAATTTGTTCAAAGATTTGTAATTTCTGTTCAGTGTTTGTGGTCCAGATGTCTGCTGTAAAAGTCAACTTGTAAGGAGCAGGCATAATACGCTCTACAGTATATCCTGAACCTTGTACGTGTTCGTATTGGCCGGTCGTTTCATTGTAGGCTCGCTCACGAATCTGTACCTTGCCCACATAAGTAGGATCTTGTAGTCGACTCTGATCATAGTCCAGTGCCTTAATATAGCAGGCAATAAACGGTGCTGACGGAATGGTATTTTCACTGTTCTTTTTCAACAGACTAGCGGCCTGGCGATTAGGATCCCCGTACATAACCGGCACCTGATGTAGACCACCGTTGCCGTCTTGGTAGGCAAAATTATTCATTGCCCTCATAAATTGTGTCAGGTATCTGCGTACTTGACCGTCGTAAAAAAAATCCATTTTTAATTATCCGCCCGTGGTTTCAACGCCTTGCTCAATGCTTGACGCTCTTGAACAACTGATCCATTAATGGTAGCAGTATTGTTATTGTTAACAAATGTAGATATTTGATTCTGTCTAATTTGTTGTCCGGCAAATGGTCCACTGGCGACATCCTCTGAACCAAACTGATTCATAGTCATGCGTACACCTTTCTGATATAACTTCCAATTTTTACCGTTATATCTATATAGTGCATGTGGCATATAATCTGTTCGCAGGTAAAATAATCCTTCTGCAGGATCATTGGGGAAACTATTGCCCATGTTAAATGGTATGCTATTTGGCGGTGCATCTGTGCCCGAACCATAGGCTACATACAAATTGTTAGTAGGTGTTTGTAATACTATACTACAATCAATACTGTCCATGGTAATGTCGTCTATGACATTTGAAGTATCTAGTGTATCTACTAGCCCCGAAGTCTTTGTAGGTAAAATAAAATAACTATAAGTATCGTAGCCGCTCAATGGTGCATCTAGATTTGCCTGTTCTACAATTTGATCACTGATTGCAATAGTCTGATTGTAGGTGCTTAATAAATCACGCAGAGTACTGCCATCTCCGTTGCCACTATCTTTGTCAAGTATCTGACTGAACTCTTGACTATCTACTAGTGGTGTACATTTGGCTTTTAACAAATGTGGATACCAAGTTTGACTGAATCCGTTAGTAGGACGGCTAACATCCTGTACTACATAAAAGCGACGAAGTGCAACATAATTGTCATCCATGGCATATTCGTCTTTTAAGTGTGGCAATTCTATAACATCGCCAGCCATGATTTTTCTAGTCAAACAATCTACAATAGATCGTAAGTGGAAATGCAACATGATAGTGTCGTTCTGTAGGAACATACCAAACTGGCTTAAATTAAAGTCAAAATCCTGCATCTGATAAATGCCACGAATAACATAAACATCAGGGTCATAGTTACGATCTCTGTTCTCCATAAACAGAACATCTTGTATTCCTAATTCAGCAATGGCGTTTGTAGCTGTGTTTGCTGGTGTTGTCGGAGTGATGTTGGTGCCAGTTGAAGCAACAGGACCTAGATATCGGTGTATAAAAACATCAGTCCCGCCGACTTGAAATTGTTCATTGACTACACGATCAATGAATCTAAAGTCATTTCCCTTCTCGGGACGGTAAAGGCTTAAACGTGGAATTTTAGTTCTCCTAGGATAACTGTATTTATAGCCTATTACTTCTGCAGTTATTACCGTGCCATCTGTAATAGTTAGAACCTGCAACTTCTTTATTGCAATATGGACAGGTATATTTTGTTCGAGATTTTGCTCGAGTTGCTATTTTAATGAGGGTTTCCGGAGAATGTTGTTTACCCTGATTCCAAACACCCACTTCTTCTGCAGTTTTTTTTCTATTGCGAGACATTTTCTCTCGCTCTTCAGCAGTTCTCGGAACACCTTTATTCCAAGGGATACTTCCCTTATTTGCTTTTGAAATTTTTTCTTTAACAGAGTCCGGAGTAATAATTCCTTTTCGCAGAGTTCCGTATTTCTTCCTTAAAGACTCGTATGTTCTCGAATTAGGTCGATATCTATATTGATAGTCAGACCCTTTAACTAACATCCTCCAGAAAGCATGATCTATTTTTTTCTGATATTCGTTAGGCACCATTTTAGTTAATAGCCAGTGACAAATAAAATGCTCTCTAGCAGATAAATTAACTAAATTAAATTTGTAATTTGATCCTCCTAGACATCGGGGGATAATATGATGGCGTTCTGTATAGCCAGAAAGATTAATTCTTTGTTGCGCCGATGTTATAATTTGATTATACCAGGTGGTATATTTGTTCGGTAAATACATTGCTGATGCTCCTATAAGCGTTAGAGTAGTTGGGGAAGGGACGCCCGCGAACTACACTTATTTATATAAATATTTGCATGAACCCACTAACCAAAGACCCCCAATCTAATCAATACCAAGTTGTAATAGAATATATTCAGACCATGTTAGGTGGGGGTATCGTAGATGTTGAGCTCGACCCTATTCACTACACCACTGCCATTGATCGTGCTTTAAATAAATTTCGTCAGCGCAGTAGTAATTCAGTTGAGGAAAGTTTCGGATTCATTACACTAGATGTAGACACTAACGAATATTACATGCCCAAGGAAGTAATGAGCGTTAGACAATTATTCCGTCGCAGCATTGGATCACGAAGTGGCGGTGGTCAAGGCGGCTCATTATTTGAACCCTTTAACCTAGCCTATTCTAACACCTATTTGCTGGCCAGCACCAATATGGGCGGATTGGCTACATATTATGCTTTTGCAGGATATCAAAAGCAAGTAGGTAAAATGTTTGGTAGCGATGTTAATTTTACATTTAACAACACCACTAAATTGTTAACCGTGATGCAGCGTCCTAGAGCTGAAGAAGAATTACTGGTTTGGATGTATAATCATCGTCCTGATTTTAATCTACTACAAGATCCACAAGCAGGTCAATGGTTAAAAGACTATGCCCTAGCAACCTGTAAAATCATGTTAGGTGAAGCTCGTGAGAAATTTGCCACCATTACCAGCCCCCAAGGCGGCACACAATTGAATGGTGCTGCACTCAAAGCCGAAGGCAAGGCTGAAATCGAAATCCTAGAACAGGATCTAATCAACTACAAAGATGGCGGAATGCCATTGACCTGGATAACTGGTTAAAATACCTGTTGACTCTTGTAATAAAAGTGTTATAAACTTATATATCGCTGGAGATATATATATGATCGTAGGATTTGTAGGACTAATTGGCGCCGGTAAAGACACTGCCGCAGATTTTTTAGTTAATTCACATGGTTTTAGACGAGACAGTTTTGCCAACACACTCAAAGATGCTGTAGCTAATGTATTTGGTTGGGATCGAGTTCTACTAGAAGGTCGTACCAAAGAAGCCCGTGAGTGGCGAGAACAAGTAGATTCGTGGTGGGCCAAGCGATTAAACATGCCGCATCTTACTCCAAGATGGGTTCTACAATATTGGGGTACAGAAGTCTGTCGCAATGGATTCCATGACGATATTTGGATTGCATCTGTGGAAAATAAGATGCGTAAAACCACTGACAATATTGTTATTAGTGATGTTAGATTCCCCAATGAGATCAAGGCCATTCACAATGCAGGCGGACAAGTTATTCGCATCAAACGAGGAGAAGATCCGATTTGGTTTGAAGCCGCAGCCAGTGTTAATCGCGGGCCGGAAAATAATGCATCTTGGGCCTTAAGTGTAGCCAAGTTAGAAAAGTTAAAAATCCATGCCAGCGAAACTAGCTGGGTCGGTGGTAAAATCGATCATGTTGTCCTAAACGATTCTACTATTGATGATCTATACAATCAGCTAGAGCAACTACTGCCCACTCGAGAACTAACACTGCCTGTAAAGGTAGCTCTAGATCTAGCCTAAAAATCTGCCCTCAAATCTCCCTGACGCCATTTGACGCCTTCTTTCTGTAGTATGCGTTGGCAGTTAGCACAGATGGTTTTTAAATTTGTATAACGGTGATTCTGTAGATCGCCGTCTACATAAAACACATTAAACTGTTCAGGATGCTTAGAAGTATAGTTACATTTTTCGCAGGTTGATTTTTTCTTATATCCGTACAGGGCCCATAGAGGCCTTGTTTCTTTTGCGCCCCTAGCACAATGGTCGCATTTTGATCTATAGAACGCCTGCCCTTCTTTGTAGTAATTAACAGCCACTGGTCGTTCTCGACATTCTTTACAAAGTTTTCTCATATGTGCCCTTTTTACTGCCCTTTTATATTTAATTCAACAGGTAGTTTTCCCAATGTTCTGCTAAATAAAACAAAGTAATCCATTAAGGAGTTTTGAAGATGGCACAATCACTACAATCACCAGGCGTAAGCGTATCAGTTATAGATCAAAGTTTCTATACACCGGCAGCTCCTGGCACTGTTCCTATGATTTTCGTAGCAACAGCAGAAAATAAAACCAATGCTAGCGGTACAGGAATTGCAGCAGGAACAATGGCAGACAAAGCAGGATGCGTTTGGGTTATCACTAGTCAACGTGATCTAACTGACACATTTGGAGTTCCATACTTCGAAACTGATGCCGAAGGCAACCCAGTTAACGGCGGCGAAATTAACGAATACGGCTTACAAGCAGCTTATAGTTTGCTAGGTGCTAGCAGCCAAGCATATGTTGTTCGTGCTGATATTGACCTAGGTAGCCTAAAACCTCAAGCAAATATCCCAACAGGTGCTGCAGTGTGTGGAACATATTGGTTAGATACCAGCGATACATTATACGGTATCAACGAATGGAACGCAACTACTGGAGAATTTGCAGTAGTAAAACCATTGGTAATTGATGATAGCAATGCTGACACCTACATGACTGCTCCTATTTGTTCAGGCGGCACTCCTGTTAACTCTTTTGGTTCTATTGGAAGTTATGCAGTAGTAGCTACTTCTGCTAACGAAAATCAATTATTTTATTATTCTTCAGGCGGAGGCTGGGTAGTTGTACAAGATACTTTTGACGGCGGCAAGCGTGTAGCAATGAGTCCTCACTATCAATACCCAGATTTTACCAACGACGGCGGCGGGCTAAACGCTCCTACAGGCAGTATTTGGGTTAAAACAACTACTCCAGGTAAAGGCGCAAACTGGGACTTCAAGTCTTATAGTTCTACTACTAAAACCTGGACTTCGACAACACCCACATTCTCAACCAGCACAGTTGCAGCAATTGGTGCACTAGATCCAAAAGGTGGTGGTTTGAATATTGCTTTGAAATCTGTATTTGTTAACTATAACTACAAAGCAGGTGCAGGCGGAAAACCTGTTGTAGCAGATTTCCAAGCATGGACTCGTTATCGTTCTGGTCCTACTACATTAACAATTACATCAACTGCAGTTGCTCAAACAGGAACAACACATGTTTATATTAGAGAATCTCTAACTAACGGTATTTGGGGAGATACAGTAACAGTTTCAGTTACTAAATCCGGAACAACTCCACTAGGACAATTGTTAGCAGCAGCTATCAACGGTAATAATAATTTTGTTAATATCAGAGCTAACTGGAATTCTGCAATTAACCAATTAACCATTACCCACGAAAAAGGCGGCGACTTTGAAATTTGCGACGGTACCAGTGCCGGTAATTTCTTCAATATCCTAGGATTACAACAAGACGT